TCAAGGGGTATTCCCGCTTGTATTGAGCCGGTCGATGTCAACCGATCGGATCGCGTAGCCTAGGTTCCCTGCACCGTTCATGAGGAAGTTATCCGGCTGGTCGGAATGGTCGAGCCCCAGTGCATGGCCAATCTCATGGGCGTATGTGTTCGTCTCCTGGTCATCGCTGTTGACTCTGTTCAACGTGAACTGTGGCCGGAAGCGCTGCAGCGCGAACGGTGTCATGCCTTCCAGCTTGCCAAGCAGGACCGGATCGTTCAAATCCCAAGTCGATATGACGTTCAAATCTGCCGCGTAGAATCCGCCTTTGGTCAATTCCTCGTCGAATGGTTTCATCTTGTCCGTGGACGGGTCCATCGGGTCGCCCAGGTCCGATCTTATGAACAAGGTTTGCGTCCTTTTCCGTATCAATTTTATATTGGCTTGGTTGAGATAGTATTTTTCCACCTTGCTCATGATTGTTTGAAGTTCGCCGAAGCTCCGGCGTGTTACACGCGCAATGTCCTGGAGCCGATGGACGTTGTACGTAAGCAAGCGCTCCGACTTCACGCTTACGATTAGTCGGTCGAGCACCCTGCCGTCGGACGTCCGTGCGGCAACTATCTGCGTCCTGCCGGCGCCCGCTATTGATTTTATGGAGAAGGAGAACTCCTGCAGGCTGTTACTGTCGAAGAGGATTTGCGTCGCTGCCGTCGCTTGTGCTGTTCCGAGCTCGATCAGCCGTGTTTTCTCCACTACCAGTTGTATCTTGCCGGACAGGCGGATCTTGAATTCTCTTGTGCCACCGACGGGTAACATCTGGTAGCATTTCATTTGCCCGGCCGAGGTATCGGAGCCATCTCTATCGGGCGATACGTCGGGAACCGCTGTTCGAAAGAAGGTAGCTGTGTCAGCCATGGGAGGTCTTCGGTGATCACCTTCGGCGGACAGGTTAGCAGCGCCGCCGAAGCGCAGCAATCTGACCGGCACACCGCGTAGCCGGCGCCGATGTGGGGCTCGCAGCTCGTCGCCATCGCGCCGCGCCAGGCACGGCTGCAGACGAAGTTCCTTGCCATCGACATGCGGCCGGGCGCAGCCTGCCGAAGCTGGTCAGCCCTTGGAGGCTTGATCGGTTCTCAATGAAAATTGGAGAATGACTCCTCGAGTGTCACCTCGCCCTCTGCTTCGGTAAGGCTGTAACGGGCGGCCATTTAGCACGAACCATCGACGGGGAATCCGATGTGAATCTCGGGCCCACGCCGAACAGGATGCAGCCGCGTGTGGAGTGGTGTAATCAGGCGGCAGCGGGCGGGCGGCCACGTTGCCCCAGCAGGTATCCGCATCGGCAAGAGGAAAGCTCATGTCGGAGTTCAACATCGGCTTCGTGATCTTTCCTGGGATCACGCAATTGGATTTCACCGGTCCGTTTGAGGTCTTGAGTCGACTCGGAACGCCTCCCTCGCTCTCTGCTCCCAGCAGGTTCCCCAATTCGAGGACTCACATCGTCGCGAAAACCATGCAGCCGGTCTCGAGCGATCGGGGCCTTGGCGTCTTGCCGAGCTGCACGTTCGGAAGCTGCCCTCCGCTGGACCTGATCTGCGTACCTGGCGGCCCAGGCGTTGTGGAAGCCCTCGCCGATGTCGAGACAATCGAATTCATTCGTTGCCAGGGTGAGCGCGCAGCCTATGTGACTTCTGTTTGCATGGGTGCGTTTCTGCTGGGGGGAGCGGGGCTGCTCAACGGGCGCAGGGCCGCGACGCATTGGGCCTATGTCGACCTGCTGCCCTTGATTGGCGCCAGTCACGAGAAAGGGCGCGTCGTGCGAGACGGGAAGCTCTTCACATCGGGTGGCGTGTCCGCAGGGATCGACTTCGCATTTGGAATCGTGGCCGAGCTTGCTGGGCCCGAGGTTGCGCAAGCCATCCAGTTGGGCATCGAATATGACCCGTCTCCTCCCTTCGATGTCGGTCACCCCGACAAAGCACCCGAAGAAGCGCTCGCCCTGATGCTCAAGCGAAACGAGTCGGCTCACGCTAGGATCCGGGAGAAACTGGAAGCAATAGCAACAGCGAACCTCGCTATCGCTCCTCTGGTAGGCTCTCGTGCCTGAACCACTCGTCGCCCTGCGGTGCCGCACGCAGCCGATCACCGCCGGTAGGGCGGCGGCGTGACGGCTGCCTCGATCGCACGGCGCACTTCGGCCGGCGCCTTGATGGTTGATCGTGCCGTTATCCCAACGTTCGAAGCATGATGTTCGATGAGCAGGCCGATCGCCAGTTCGGTCCGGAAGCGAAAAGCCCGTCGACCGAAGCCGACGGGCGAGTTGGCGATCAAAGTCGCCGCGGACGCCCAACACCCCGCCGCGGCCCGGGAAATCACGGATAGGTTGATTGTGGGTAACACGTTGCACCGCGTCGCGCTGTGGCAAAAATCACCCGCCAGCTCCCGAAAGGCGACACCACCTAACCATCCGTAGCCGATCTGATCCGCCGCACGATCCATTCGAACAGCAGATCCGATATCCACATGGCTCCCACGCCGATCAGGAAGGCCATCGCATAGGTAGCGCTTTCGTCGGGCGGCAGCGGAACGATGGTGTGGGCCATGTAGGCGGCGGGGTCCGTGAGGTAGGCCGCCGCTAGCGCGCCGCAGATCGGGGCGGCCACCACCTCCCTCACCTTGAACCGCTGCCGCGACAGCGCACGCAGCACGCCGCCCGCGAGCCCGGCCGCCATGACGGCCGGCTTGATACCGAGAAGGTCGAACAGGCTGGGGTCGTTCATGGCTTCCATCCGCAGAGCGTTGCGCCCTTCCTGTTGTGCGCCAGCGCGGCAGAGACCTCGGCATCGCTCATCGCGTCGATCGCTGCCGGCGACGGCCGGATCGGATCGGCGATGTGGCAGAAGGTGCCGCGCGCCGTCGCGCATCCGGCGAGCGCGGCGATCAGGACGAGCGCAGCAATCTTTGCCATCGCTTCAGCTCCTCGCGGGCGTCCTTCGGCGGCAGTGCACCGACGTTGTCTTCGACCTGGTCGGCGACGTCGCGCGCCTGCTTCTCGGCCTCGGCCTGGTTCGATCGCTCGAGCCGGGCGCCGATCACCCGGCCGCGCGCATAGGCGATGACGACGCCGGCGGGTCGCAGACCGGGGCCGTATCCGCCGGGCTGCGGGTTGTTCTTGGTGAACTCCACCGTTCCCGGCCCCCAGTCCGGCATCATTGGGGCAGTGTGAGAGCCCAGCAGGCCGTCCCGGTTGCCGATGCCCACGCGTCGCGCGCCGTGATAAGGGCCCCACCCGCCGCGGGTTGCCTGGTTGAGCGCGAAGTCCACCTGCTGGAACACGGTGGATGGGTCGGCCGCGCTCTTACCGGTCAGGCGCTCGAACTCGTTGCCGAGGCCGCCGCCCATGTAGAGCTGGTACGGCCCGTAGGAAGGCTCGCGGACGCCGTTGTTGTCGATGTCGCTCTGCCAGACGCCGGGCGCCAGCCCTTCTGCTTTCGCCACACGCACGGCGATGTCGGGATCGATGCCGCGGCGCATCGCGGCCTGGCGGATATAGGCTTCGACTTCCGAGACTGTAGGCATGTTGGTTCACTCGCTGAGATTGGAGTTTGTCCGGCTTGGACGATGTCCGACTTGGACAGTACGGGTGCATGCGCCCTCTAGGCAGGCGCAGCAGCAATTCAGCGTCTCTCGATGTGCTCTGTGAACAAGCTTTGCGTCGGCTGCGTCGCCGACGGGTCGCTGCCACTTCGGGCATTGAGCGCCATTATGGAAGGTCGTTTGGGTCTGCGATCGCCTCACCGGCCGGAGTTTGCGGCGGGGGAGTGCAGCAACTGCTTCAGCAGTTGGGTGCGAAGAGTCGGGCCGAGGCGCGGATCTTTCACCGCTTGGATGACATCGGGCCAGTTATAGATCGGATGAGGGTCGAGAATGTCGATCGAGGTCCTCCGCTGCCCGGTCCCCAATCTCGGGCCCTTCGGCGCGAGCACCGGGAGGGCATCTGGCCGACCCGGTCTCAGCCGGGGCTGCTTGTCTGCCGATGTAGATTGCGCACCGGCTCGAGTTTGTCTCAAGCGCGGTTCCTTTGCGGTGGAAAGTGGTCGCCTGGCCATACGCTCCATACGATCTTCGTCCCGTACCCATCGGAGAAAAGTTGGCGCGTACGCCGCAATATCGACTGTACTGTCCGCTAGCTGGTCACGAAAAGCCTCCAGATCAGCTTGCGTGAGAGGTGCCATTCTCGCCCTCATGTTCCGCGCCGAGGCGGCCCGCCCGAGTAGACCCCCGATTTTCTCTCCTAGGGCATTTCCGGCTGTACCGAGGGCAAAACCCTCAAAGGCCGATGGCATGATCGGTTGGCCCTTCAGGCCCGCTCCAAGGCCGCTGTAGGCGGCAACTTGTGTTCCGGTGAAGGCCGATCGTCCCAATAGCCCCGTCATCCCGCGGAGGGCTTTCAAGAGCTTCGGAGCTGCCATCGTAGGCTGAGCAAATGCTGCGATAAGCCCCAAAGCAGGGACAGCGTTGCCGGCGCGCCCAATCGCGCGATTCGTGGCGCCGCGTTCCGCATCAAGAGAAGTGCCATTAAGCCATGCTGAGAGCCTGTCGGCTTGGTCGAAGGTCACTTGGTTCGCGAAGATGCGCGCACTGTCGTTGGCAGCGACTAATGCCTTGAGGTACCAAGGCAACAAATCGAATTCTTTCGCCGCACGTACACGTTCGTGTGCCGCCTTTATCTCAATTTCTTCCTCCGCTTGGGCGCGAGCCCTTTCAGCAGAGCGCTGAGCCCATGCCCGCAAGAGCTTGAGCGCCGCAGCTCCAGCTCGCTGCTCGTCACCCAGGTCAAAGTTTTCGCGTGCCCCCGCGCTGATGTGCTCCGAAGGTGCGTCAAGGCCCCACGCCAGCCCGTTCTCACCGGCGCCGCCGGAATACTGCGCGCCAGAGTAGGTAGGTTCGCCGTTCACGTCGAACCCCGTCAGATATTGGCCTGCTCGGTTCGCCTGGACGGCATCTTCCAGCGCACGCCACCGCCGGAGGGGAGCCTGGGCAGCCGCTTGGATGACCGAAACTGCCTTCTTGGGTGTGCTTGCCATGACTTTGACTTCCTGCATCTAGAAGTTGTATGAAGAATGTGAGCTCGACGATTCGCGGCCTGCGATGACCAGAACGCGGACGATGTTGCCGGAAGGGTCGGTAAGTGCCCACTCCTGGGGAGCCATGCGGAGATTGAAATATGCGCTGGTGGCTGATGCTGGCCTTTGTTCTGGGGTTCCCGGCGGGGTCGTTCGCGGCGCAGAAGTGCTATCGCTCGGCTGACCAGCCCGACATCTCCATCACTGCCGATACGAAGGACATCTTCACGCTTGTCTGGAAAATCGGGAGCAGCACGACGGTCTTGAAAACGCAGCTCAGTCCGACCACGAACACGGTTCGCGTGGCGGTCGAGGAGGACGGAACCAAGCACCTCTACCGCTACCTCGGTGACATGCTGATCATCGATACCGCCGTCTACTATTTGGGCTGCCCGGGTGGGCGTACCTGGGTCAGCGAGGATTGTACGCGCGCTCTGCTCACTCAGGTCGATGCTTATGCGGAGGCCGCTCAGTTCTATTACTGGGAGGACAATCGCCCCCTGACGACCTGCAACCCGGTCGCCGCGTTCAAGGACGGCGAGAAGACATCGCTTGCATGTGGCTCCGGCCGCAAGCTGGAGGTCGACGCGAGCGACTATCCGTCATCGCTCCGGGTGGATGGTGTGACGATGGAGAGTTACGAGTGGCAGCTGCCTTGCGGCGAGCCCTGATCGATCGAACCAACTGCGGCCGGCGCCGGGCCAGGGACCGGAGGCTGGGGCCACAGGACGGTCGACGCACCATGAATATCGTCTGCGGTGGAACTTATGAGCTGGTTGGCAGGCCTCGCCGTCCTTGTCGGCTGAGAACCTGGCGGAGCGGAGAAACTCTATGCGCTTGTGGCTGACGCTGGTTCTGCTTCTCGCATTCCCGATGGCCTCGTCCGCCCTCGAGAGATGCTACAGCTCGCTCGACAAACCCGGCGTCACGATCACGGACGACCCGGAGTATCCCTATACGCTCGTCAGGAGAGCGGGGAAGGAGACCACCGTGATGGACACGCGAAGCGGTGGCACCGGCTCGGAGTTCTGGGAGGCGACGGAGAGCAACGGCGCCACGCATCGCTACCGGTACGAGGGAGACATGCTCATCATGGACATGGAAGTCTATTACCTCGGCTGCCCTGGCGGACGCACCTGGGTCGACGAGTTGTGCTCGCGGGTCCTGATCAGTCAGGTCGATGCCTATGCCGAGAAGGCACAGTTCTACTATTGGGAGCGCGGCGCTCCGATCACCAGCTGTTCCGCTCCGGCAGCGTTGAAGGACGGAGAGGTCGTGTCGATGAACTGCTTCTCCGGCCGCGTGCTGCCGATGGATGCAAGCGGTTACCCGGCGACGCTTGAGGTCGATGGTGTGGAACTGCGTGTTGAAGACGGCCCGCTGTCCTGCAATCGGCCATGATCCAGGCACCGTCGATAGTGCCATCCACCCGAGATGGCTGCCTGCGGGGCGTGCTCTCCTATCGGCTGCCACCCCGCGGCTGCAGGCCGCGCCTCAACTGGCTGATCTGCTCGACCGTCAGTTTGCCGGGGTTCTGGATCATGTAACCCCGCAACTCGTTGAGGGTGCCGAACCTAGGCAGCGGAGCCGGCGGCTGTGGCGCGGTGGGCGTGAACGGCCGGCGGCCCGGCGGCATTTCGACAATAGGCGGCCGCGGCTGCGTGATGGCAGGCGGCATGCCTGGTAACTGGCCGGTGGACGCCGGCGGGTTGCCCATGAACAGGGCGGCCAGCGCGTTGCGGCCGACATTGCCGGCGCCGCCTCCCGACGCCCACGGCGGCAGCCGGCCGCCGCTATTGCTGCCCGCCAGGCCGCTGCCCTGAAACGAACCGACAGGGCCGGACGCCGACTGTCGTGACCCGCCGATCGCCTGGCCGTCGGCAGCCCGCCCGGCCGGCACGTTGGTCATGCCGCCGCCCTTGCCCGTGGCGGATATTCCTCCGGCGGGTGAGTTGGTCGTGGTTGGCCTCATCGGTTCACCCCTTCCCGGCCAGCGACGCGAAGCCGCTCAGAATGCCGCCGATGCCGACGGGCTGGCGTTGCGTGGCGATCTGCGTGCCGTACGGGCCGGCTGCGCCTGCCGCCGCCGACTGCAGCATGCCGAGCCGCGTCCAGTCCTCATTGTCCTTCGCATACCAGCGGTTGACCTGGTCGGAGAGCAGCTTTTGCGTCTGGCTGTCGACGATATTGCCCGCTTGCAGCGTGGCGTTGGCGCCGGCCAGCCGGTTCTCGAAGTTGCGCTGGTCGAGGTTCGCCATCGCGTCTGCCGCCCCCTGCGCCTGGCCGATGCCGCTCGAGTAGAGCCCGCCGGCGTTGCCCAGCAGATTGCCCTGCAGGTTGAGCGCGGCGAACTGGTTGGCCTGCTGGCGGTTGTAGTCCTCCTCCAGCCCTTGCAGCAGCATGTTGGACGTGTTGTCGGCGATGGTCTTCTGGTTGGCGCCCGACCCGTAGCGGCCGGCGCCTGAAAACTGGCTCTGGATCATCGCGTTGGCGTCGGCGATCTGCCTGTCGAGCCTTTGTCGATAATGCGGATTGCCCTCGCCGAGGAACTTGCCGCTGGCATAGTCCCCAAGCGTGCTCCCCGATGCCAACTCGCCAAGCCCTCCCATGAAGGGATTGCTCGCCGCCGCTGCACCGATGCCCTGGTAGAGCGGGCGCGTGCCCGCCGTGTTCCAGCCCTGCCCGGCCTGGGCGAGCTGGTTGACGCCCGCCATGGTCGTGCCCGACAGCGGCGCGACCGTCGAGCCCATGAAGGTGCTGCCGCCGGAGCCGCTGTCATAGAGGTGCTGAGCATCCTGCGCCGACTTCACGAACAGCGGTGCTGCCCATGCCGGCGGCTTGTTCTCCTGCGTGGTTTTCGAGGTTTTCGACATCTGGAACCCTTCACTCCTGTGCTGGAGTCGATGTTGAACGAACGCCTGCCGTCTTTGGCGCGGCATATCCCGCGGCCGACGCGACCTCGGGCGTGAGCCGTGTCGAGACACGGCTCCGCCTTTCACACTGCCCGGCCGAGCAGCCTGCCGCCGCCTGGAGATGCGTATGAGTTTTCCCGACAACAGGCGGCGAGATCCTCCGCCTGCGGTGGTGCCGGGCGGGAGATGGACGGTTGGTAACTATGTGGCGGGACTAGAGATCCCGCGAGATACCTGGAGGAGAGGCGGGTGCTTGCTCGTTGCTTGCCTGCATGGACGGCATCGGGTCTCCCGCCGAAGGCCGACGAAGTGGCTTCCGGTAGATTGCGACGTCGAGCCCGTAGCCTTCCCTCGCCAGCGCCTTCTTCCAGCCGAGCCGGCCCCACACCATCGCTTCGTCGCAGTCCTGTTCAAGCGCCCAATCCTCCAGCGCGCCGATCATGGGAACGGTCGCAGCACCTTCGTCGCCGGCGAAGCTCGGGATCACGAGGGTCTTCAACCCGGTCGCGTCGTTCACCTGGATTTCGGTGAGCACGAACGACACGAAGCGGTCGTCGTCATCGAGGATCAGCCAGAGCTGGCGCTTGCCAGAGATGACCTCTTGCGCCAGGTGCTCGGTTCGCACCTCGCGCGGAAAGCGCTCGGCGAGCTTGCGCATCGCGGCCGTCACCGCCGGACCGTACGGGCCGAACCGTTCCGGGCTCCAGTTTGAGGTGAGTTCCACTTTCATTCCCACAACCTTCCTTGCCGCCAGTAGTCTGGATTGCCTGAACCCGGAAACATCGTTCCAAAAATGTCGGCCATCTCTCACCTGGCCCCCGCGGGCTGCGGATCGACATTCACGCCCTGCGCATGCGTCCACGCCGCCGCCTCGGGAATGCGCAGCTTGAAGCTGTGGTAGCGGGCGCGGCTGCGCTTCCTGACGATGCCGGTATTGGCCGACTGCGCGGCCTCCGGCGTCCAGATCACCGGATCCTCGGCCGAGCGCCGCATCCTGGCGCCGATCGACACCAGGGCCGATTGCGTGTCGACGATCGGCAGCGCTTCCGTGATGCGGCTCACCGAGCCGTCCGTCTGCCCGATCTCCTGCGTGGTGATCGTCGCTTCCGCGTTCACGCCGGAGTAGAAGCCGAGCTTGTTGTCGACGTCGATCGCCGCCATCACCGGCGCGCCGCCCTGCCAGACCTTCGAGTCCAGCGAGAAGGGCAGCCCCTCCAGGCTCGCCGACACAGCGTTCAGCCCTTCCAGCGTGTAGCCGAGCGTGCCCGATGCCAGCGGGAAGAGGATGCCCACCGGGTTGTTGATCTGCGTGAACTCGCCGATCCCCCAATCGTATATGATCAGCCTGTCGAACGAACGCCTGCGACGAGATCTTCACCGCCAGGTAGTAGCGGTTGAAGAACGGGTCGATCTCCCCGTAGATGCCGGCGAGGTTCGCCCCGCTGATCTGGCCGAAGATCGTCCGGTCGATCTTCTCGAAACCGATCGGCGCTATTCCGCCGTCGCCGTTGAGCTGGAACAGGCCGCCGCTGTCGGCGAAGATCGTGAAATTGCCGCGCGAGGCGATCGAGTACGGCGCGGCCGCGCCGCGCTTGTCGTGGATCTTGGTGAAGGTGAACACGCTCTGCGAGCCCGGCACGAAAGTCGCGGCATAGATCGCGCGCTTCAAAAGGATGAACGGGTTGGTGGCCGAGCTCGAGCCCTGGACGTTGCCGCCGTCCGGGAAATCCTGGAAGTCGCAGCTGTTGGTGCCCGGCGTCCACTCGGTGATGTCGTTCAGCCCCGACCAGTGCACGCGCTTCTCGTTGCCGTTGAGGTTCATCAGCGCGAGGAAATCGCCCCACGCCTTAACGTAGCGCGCCTTGGGCGGGCTGCCGGCGAGATTGTCGAAGGTGGTCGACGTGCCGATCTGGAAGACCTGCGGGTTGTCGTTGACGTTGACCGCCACCACGAAGTCGCCGAACTGCTCGAAGCGCCAGCGCTCGTCGACCGTCGAACTGTAGGTGGTCGCTGGCCTCGACACGTCGTCCCAGGCGAGCGTGGTGCCGTTGAGCTTGTAGAGCTTGTTGGTCGTGCCGAGGAAGATGACGGCCGCGCCCGCCGCACTCCTCGCCGTGAAGCCGCCGGTCACGATGCCCGGCACCGCCGCCGAGAATGGCGACAGCTTCGGGAACGGGATATAGTCGTCGGCGGCGATGAGCACGTTGAGCACGTCGGACGCATAGGCGCTGTTCAGGTTGGCGACGTCGGGCCGCCAGCGGGCGAATGGGATGAGCGGCATCAGAATTCCGTCGGGCGAATGGCGCCGGAGCCGTTGCGGGCCGAGGTCTCGGCCTTCACCAGCGCGAACTGTTCGTTGAAGTCGTTGAGCGCCTCGGCGGCGAGGTTGGCGTCCTTCAGCGTGTTCTTGCAGAGTCGGTACTTCGCGCGCGCCTTGATGAGGTCGTAGGCCTCGTCGAGCCAGGCGTTGCCGTCGGCGGGCTGGGTGAGTTCGCCGAGCCTGTACGGGCCGAGCTGCAGGCGGACGGTCCAGACCGCATTGGGGACCGGATAGAGCCTGATCGCGCGGTTGAAGTAGCTGTAGGCCGTCGGCTGGCCGCTTGCCGCGGTGCCGTCCGACAGCAGCTCGATCTCCCCGGGCGGCGCCCATCGCAGCTCGGTCACATTGCCGCCGGTGTCGCGGAGATACGCCGCCTGAATGCGCACCAGCGTGGCAATGTCGGCGAGGTGGGCGCCGGTATAGATCGCCTGCCCCGCGACTGTGTCGAAGGTCCTGTCGCGCGTCTCGTTGAAGTAGAAGGCGAAGCGTTCGCAGTCGCGCTGCGCGCCCTGCACCGCCTTCAGGATGGCGTTGGCGTACTCGCCTGTGGTGTCGTCGATATCGTCGGCGATGTCGGCCGTGAGGTCGGAGAGCGTGGTCATGGAGCTGTCTACCGATGCCGGGTTCTGGTTGCAGGGTCGATCTTTCCCGGACCCGTCGGCTGCGCCGCCTGGCAGGATAAGATCCGTTGGGATGCTTTGGATCTGCTTTCGGTGCGCTCAGCGCGCCCGGGCGCGGCTACTCTCTTGGAGTATACTCTCTTGGAGTATCTGTATGATCTCGCGAGGATCGAACCCGCCTCGCTGCATTTGACGGATCAAATTGGTCTGCTTCTCGCGATCGTTCGCCGAATGGATCGGCGGCTGACTGCCCTCTGGCGCGCTGGTCGCACGCCCACTCCAGGAGCCTTCGACAACTGGGCTTCGAGTCGAGCGCGTGTTGGTTCGGTCGAGAGTCTCCGAGCCCGGCGCATCGAACTCCCTTTCGCCGCCGGTCCGTCCATCGAGCCCGAGCAGGCCAACCGAGAGAAGCGTGCGTGCGAGCCGCTGACGTTCGCCCCGTTGAGTGTGAAATTCTCGATCGATCGGGGTCGAAGGTGCTAGCCGCCTGGTCAGTGCCGCGTATGTACGTTCATCCGCCTCGCTGGCGTTCGGGTATGGGGGACGCGGGGTGGGGAGCGGCATTGCCGGCTCGTACATCGGAACATAATCCGCCACTGATACTCGATCAGGCGAGCCGAAGTAATGTATGATTTTCCCGACGCCGATTGATGGCCACTTGCTGTGCTCTTTTGCCCAGGTCCTCTTAGCATTCTTTGTGACAGGGTTATGCGGGTTTAAGTAGTGAGTGTGCTTTTCCGCATAGCTTTGTCCTCCGTTCTGAAGATCGGCAAGGTGCTGTCGGATAAACTCCTTGACTTCTGGCGGGGCCTTCGGCAAGGCTTCCCATGTCTTGTTACGAGGTACCGCTGTGTATTGTGCGCGTTTGTTGATCGCACCCGAAATGGTTATGTCACCAAAATCGTCCCCGGCAAGGTAGGGTAGACCGGTCGCCACGCGATTCATTACAGTATCGGCTATTGACCCGTATGCAGCCATTGGGTTGCCGGTGACACGAGCAATGTTGGCAGCTTCCGCGTACGCTAACCGTGAAAGAGCTTCGATGTCGCGTTCGGTAATGTACATGGCAGCCATTTTTGCCTCCATTTCGAGTCAGGCGATTGCAATGCCTGGAGATTGTTTCCGCCTGGAGCAGGATCCCGTGCGGCCGAACGATTTCCGACCGACCCTCACGGAAACCGAGCACTGGGAGCTGATTTGGGATCGGGGAGATCGAAAGATTACCTTGCTCACGGGGAGTGCAGGAACGGGCATTCCTTGGCGAAGTGCTATGGAGCCGGATGGAACGATGCACAGCTACCGCATGGTTCGCGATGTCATGATCTTCGATCAGGATGTCTACGAGCCGGGTTGTCGTTAGCCGGGGTCAGACAAACAGCCTCGATCGAGCCGCGTTCGTTGCGCCTTCGTGATGGCGGCCGCCCGCGATAGAGCGTGCTCGGGTTGGATCACACACCGGAATTTGAAGTTTGCGCGAGCGCGGCTGAGGCATCTATGGACGCGTCGGGGCTTCGGCGACACAACGCTTTTGCCGCGAGGTCGCCAGCTACAGCTTGTCGAACGTTGTCCACCAGGGAAGTCAATAGTCAACCCCAGGTTGGTATTGTGACCCTGCAATTGCGTCTAATCCGTGAGGAAAAGTGGCGGCCAGATAGGCGGGTTTCAGCAGAGTCGGTGCAGTTGACCTAGCCAAGGGCAGCCTGCTCCGTCACCCGAAACACCGCAGGGTCTGGCCTGTGAGCATTGAGCCCGCCGCTCCTTTGGCGCCGCATGCTACAGTTGAACGTCCGCTATGAGGTGGTTGTCGGGGATGTAACTTTCACCACGACACAGGCGTCACCGATGGTCGCCGCCGTTCCGGTTTGCGTGTTCATCACGACGCGCGCGTCTGCCGCGGGCGGCCCAAGTGCGACGCCGGTCGGTTTGCTGTTCTGCGCGCCGCGGAATCCAGCGACCACCAAATTGGGTTGGACAATGGCGTCAGGAGTTGGCGGGCCATACTGCCCTTGCGGTCGCTAGGACGCCTTTGATGCCCAGAAATCAGCGGCAGCAAATGCCCAGGCGAGTATCAGGATGCCGATGCCGGCGACGACCCAGGCATCTGACTCGTAGCTATCGTTCTCGGGTCGCGTCGATCGCCTGAAAAGGGCGATCAGCCATGGAATGAGAAGAACCTCGGGCGCGAATGTCAATGCATGCATGAACGCCAGAATAGCGACTTCCGCGTATCCACTTTGGGCCTCGGACGCCAAAGGATGCGCGCTCGCCGCGAACAGTGGGGTGGCAAATGCGAATTGGGCAATCAGCACCGCCGCTACCACATGTCTCGACGGTCGGTCCGGGCCGAATAGCGAATGAAGAACAATGAAGCTTAACAGGAACGAGACCGCCATGAGCCGCGGTACTGCCCAAATAAGGTTCGTCTCCAGTTCATCCGCGCTACCGTCCCCCCATACCCAGGCTGCCAGGCAAAATGCCGTCGCGGTCAGTGTTGGAGTGAGTGCAACAAGCGTTGATGCGGAGATTAGGCTGGCCCTTGTGGTCACCACTATTGAGCGCAGGATCAGCAGGGCTGTGGCAAACGAGGCCGCCGCGACTGCGGGCAGCGTCCAGAGCAATCCGCGCGCGAAGTCGTATCCGTTCATCTCGTCGACAGCGCCCTACCGCGGCTGGCGTTCTCGGCCGTACCCACGGCCCGGATCCGTAGTGCGATACACCTAAAGGTTGCAACACCTGTCACGCCTGATTGTGTCGAATCCGTGACTGTCGGTTCCGCTGAGCGAGTAGCGGTTCGCGGAATAGGACATACTCGAATTGACGAGCAGCAGCGTGACGCACCAATCCTCTGGTGCGGCACGCTGCAGTTGAACGTCCGCTACAAGTCGTTGTCGGGGATGTACTTCACCACGACATAGGCGTCCCCGGTGGTCGCCTGCGTTCCGGTTTGCGTGAACATCACGAAGACGCGGGCGTCGGCCGCGAGCGGCCCGAGTGCGGAGCCGGTCGGCTTGATGTTCTGCGTCAGTCCGGTAGCACCCTCGTTCACGTCGGCAGCGGCCACGATATTGTCGTAGCTCGCCGCGTTGGTGCCGACTGTCAGCACGTTGGTGGTGCCGGCATTGAAGGCCTGCGCGACGTGCACGTCGGTGCCGACGAGGATGGCGCCGGCCGGCAAGAACTGTTTGCCGGCGCCGGTGGTGATGCCCGCGTCGTTGTAGCGGACGCGGAAGCGCAGGTAGTGCACCTGCTGTTCCTGCGTCTGGCGGGCGGTGGTGGCGAGTGTTCCAGTGGGCATGGTTGCGTCTCTCCTATCAAGATGCCGGAGCCGCGTAGGTCGCGATGACGATCGTGCCGAAATCCTCGGCGTTGTAGACCGTCTTCTTGACGCCGGAGATCCAGCTCGTGCGAACGCCGAGCTCGCGGTCGTAGTCGAACAGCTGCTCCTTCCAGGTGAACTTGTTCTTGCCGCCGCCCTTCCCGAAGGCGACGCCGGCAGCCTGCGCACCGCAGAAGATGGCGCGGCGCGTATTCGCGATTGCCGCACCGGTCACAGAGTTGATGGCCTGCGGCACGCGCGTGTTCTCCACGATCAGCGTGCGGTTATAGACGCCGAGCATGCCGGTATAGAGCCCGTTATTGTCCTTCTCGCCGCCCTGCAGGCGCTTGCCTTGCAGGTCGAACCAGTTCCCTGCGGTCACCGTGTCGGTGCGCAGCGACAGCGTCTGGTCCGGATGGATGAAGCAGACATAGTCGATGTCCTTGCCCAGTCCCTTGATGGGCCTGAGCATGGGAGAGGCGGTCTTGGTGCGGTTGACGGCCTTGTCGATCAGCGAAAGCACGAAGGTGTTGGAAGCTCCCAGCGACTGGACGTTGGCGACGGCGCCGGCGCGGAACACCCGGTTGGCCGTCGGCGCCGTCGGTGCGTTGAAGCCGGTGTATTTCAGGTTGGCCTGCGCGGTGTTGCCGGCGAGGTGGTTGAAGAACCAGGTATCGATGCGGTCGGCGCCCCAGTCCTTGAGCGAGGCGTAGCATTCCTCGCGCATGTCGTAGGGGACTCGCTGCCGGTCGATCGTGCCTTCGTTGCGAACCCGGTGCGCATGGCCGAGCTCGTTGATGATGAGCTCGTCATAGTAGCGGGTGAGCGATTCCTCGTTCCCTTCCTGGGTCTGGTTCTCGGTGGTGCCTTCGCCGGTGGCGAGCATGCGGATGCCCCAGCGGATGCGGTCGCCCGCCTTCTTCTGGGTCTCGGTCATGATCTGGCAGAGCGCGCCCGCGCCCTCACCCATGTATTCGTAGGCGACCGTCTCCTTGAGCGCCTCGACGTCCATGCGCGAGGACCAGAGCTTCACCGCCAGGGGGTCGTTGACCCCGATGGAATGTGTCGACATCTCGTTTGTCCTTCGGTTGCGTTGAATGGAGGTGCTGCGCATGCGCCGCGAGCGGGCGAGGCTTCCGCTGACGTGGGAAGGGGACGTGACGCAGATACGCCCTGCGGCCCGGCGAGGAGGATTGTTCTCGAAGCCGATCCTCGGCGGCTGCGCCCGGTTGGCGAAAATCGAACCGGAAGCGATGTCCCCACGGACGAAATCGCTTCGCGCTTTCGTCCGGAGGTGGGTGAGATATCCGGCAGGAGGGGGCGCTGTCCCGCCCGCGGTTGCAGTGGATTGAGGCTACTTCCTGCGCCCCTTCTCGATCCTCTCCACCCGCCGCGCGAGCTCCGCCAGCGCTTCGAGCGTCTTCTTGTGCGCAGCGATCGCGAGTGCTGGCAGCCGCGCTTCCTTGTCGATCTCGGCCACGATTTCGCTCAGCTCCATCAGGCGCCTCCCATGAGCCGCTTGAAGCCTCGAGAGCCGTTCCTGGTCAGCCAGGCCTCGAACTCGGCCGCCGACATGTAGGCGACGTCCTCGGGCGTGCGCGGACCGGAATGGGCGCCGCCGCCCATGCTGGAGAGCGAGAACTCGGCCGCGTTCTTTCGGCCGCCGCGATAGGGAACGAACTCGCTGCGCTCGCTTTCGCCGGCGCCGCGCCAGCCCCATTGCTTCGCCATTTCGTAGATGGTCGCGGCCGGGCTCGCCCCGCTTTGCGCGGCCGAGACCACGATCGCCTGCAGCTCGTTGTTGATCTGCTGGGCGATGCCGGCCTCGCTCCTGAGCTGCGGGTTCAATCCGGCGAGCGACTTGAGCTGCTGTGTCCGCTGCTCCGACATCCAGCGCGCCGCCTGGTCGAATTCCGGCGCCTTCTCCTTGAACGCTGCCGCATCCTGGTGCCAGAACGACCAGATCTGCCGCTGGCCTTCCGCGACCATGGCGTCGGCTTGCGCCTGGTAGTCACGGTCGGCCAGCCGGTTCTCCAGCGCCTCGCGCTGCTGGCGCTCGTATTTAAGCGCCGCGAAGATGTCCTGGTCGGGGTCGGGCGGCGGCTCCTGCTGCGCCTGCTCGGATAGCGTGAGCAGCGTGTTCCAGCGGTCCTCCAGCACGGCGCTTCGCCGGCGCGAGTCCTCGAGTTCTGAGCGCAGCGCCTTCTTCTCTTCGCGTTCTTCCTGCAGCGCGCGCAGCGGCACCGTCACCGGCTGCCGTTCGGCCGAGCCGTCGCCTGCCTCGTCGAAGAGCCCGGCATCGGCGCCGGCAAGGCCATTGTCGAATTGCGTCTCGGCGTCGAGGCCGTCGATTTCCGTATCCATCTTTCACCTTTGGGGTGTGGCGTGCGCTGCCACGGGCGTGGATGCCGTGCGCCGGCATCGGGCGAACGCCGGCCTCTTCGCCGGCGAAGTATGACCCGCGTGTTGCCGGGATCGCGTCCCGTCAACGATTGGCGAAACCGGAGCGAGTCGTCCGATCTCCCGACGGCGATCGCCTGGCGGTCCTCAAGCGGATGTGCGGCAGGTGAGGGGGCACGACCCGCCTCCCTTTGAGACTAATTCATCGCCGCCGGCGGCCGCTGCAGTGCCGCCAGCGCGGCCTGCGCCTTGATCCGTTCCGTCTCCTGCGCGATCAGGGCGAGCTCGCGTTCGTTGGTCATGCGCTCCCGCTCCACCGCGACCTTCTCCATCTCGAGCGCATGCTTCGCCTGCTCGGCCGCGATCCTGATCTGCTGAGCCTGCATCGCGGCCTGCATCTGCGCCTGCTGGGCGGGGTCCTGTTGACCGGCCACCTGCATCTTCTGTGCGATCGCCTGCTTGACCTTTTCCACGAATGAAGCCGGCAGCGGCGAATATTCCGCGACGATCGCCATCTCCTGCGGCCCCAGCGCGTCCTTGAACATCGGCAGGAGCTGCATCATCAGCTGGAAGGTCCGCTCCTTCTCGTTGGGCGAGGTCGGCGCGTCGTCGACGATGATGTCGTACTCGGAGTCGGCGACCGTCTGCCGGGTGAGCGGTACATATTGCGCCTTGTCGGCGCCGACGATCCGGACCATCCTGCCGTCCGACAGGTGGTCCTGGATGAGCTTCAGCATGCCTCTGCCCTGGATCTTCCGGTAGCGCTTCAGGCTGTCGAAGAAGCTGGCGAGGATGCCCATGCCGGACTGCTTGCGCTGGTACTCCAGCACGCCCGGCTGGTTCACCTCGCGCATGCCCAGCAGCTCCATGTTGATGCCGGTCGCCTTGACGATCATCTCGTCGGCATAGTGCAGCAGCCGGTCGAACCCGGCCGGGAACTGCGCCATGGGCTTCGGCTGGATCTTCGCCCCGTTCGGGTTCGAGAGCGCGCCCTTCTCCAGATAGGTGATGCGGTCGGTGCGTGCCCAGCTCGCTTCCGCCTCGCGGTCGTCCTCGAACACGCCGCGCTCGGCGAGGATGCCGCCTTTCGCCTGTGAATTCAGGATGTGCAGCATCTGGCTGAGCCATTTGTTTGCCCACCGCTGCGGATCCTTCGCGCGGCGCACGACGCCGTAGAATATACCCTTGTCGTTGTCCTTCAGGCCGGTGATGCAGTTCCAGGTGAACGCGCCGGTCTGTGTCGGCGCCGGTTTCACGAGTACGGTCGCGCCCAGGATGCATTGCATGACGCGCTCGCGCTTCAGCGGGGCTGCGTTGAGCACGCTGCCGCTCCTCTCGGCGATGGCATACTTTTCATGGTCGAGCTCCACCAACATCGGCTGCACCATGGGCGGGCTGAACAGCGCCGCCTTGTAGGTGGTCGTCTCTTCGACATACTGGCATGCGACGATCGTCACCTTGTTCGGTAGCCGGTCCTTGCCCTCGGGCGACATGGCGTAGCGGCTGGCCGGGTCGTTGCGCTGCGCATCGCCGGCGCCGGCTTCCGCATCGGCCCAGGCGGCGTCGAGCTCGGCGGGGTCGGCCTCCGGGAACATCTTCTGCGCCTCGGCCATGTCGACCTTGCGCACACGCCAGCGTCGCCTGGAGTCGACCAGGTTCGCCTTCGCCGCGTTGCAATCCCAGACCATCTCGAATGCGTCGACGTGCTCGATCTTCGGGTCGCCGTCCGGGTTGGCGCTGCGGTCGAGCCGGGTCTCGGTCCAGCCCATGCCCGCAGTGACCGCGTCCCTGAAAGCCGCGCTCTCCTCGTCTTCCGCGTCGCATTGGTCGCGGAACCATTCGGCGGCCGAGGTCAGCACCTCGTTGGGCAGGCTGTCGCCGCCCTCGCGCGGGATGTAGCGGACCTCGCGCCGATTGCCGAGCTCGGCGCCCACCACGGCGTCGACCAGCACGCCGATGCGGTTGAACACGATCGCCGGACGGCCCTGTTCGTCGAGCAGCCGCTTGTCCTCGGGCGACCACTGGTCGCCGTCGCGGAACTGGAAATCCTCGCGTGCCTGGCGCCGCCAGCGCGCGGCTTTGGCGATGTCCTCCCGGTACCAGCTCTTCAGCCGCTGGAAATAAGGATCCTGTCCGGCGACTTCATCCTCCGGCTCACGCGAATAATAACCGGCCATTTGGTCCAATCCTGGGTTCCGATTTCGTGAAAGGTCGCGGGTTGGCGATTGACGAAAATCGAATACTCCGACCAATCCCCGGGACATGTGCGGCAGGACGGAGGCGGCTGTCCCGCCCATCATCCGGGCAGCCAGCCGAATATCTCACGCCACCCACGCACTCCCGCGCGGCCGCGCATAATCCTTCGCCGCCCGCCGCGTCGCCGGCTTCTCGTAGGCCACGCACATCAGCCCGAATGCGTCCGACCCGTTGCTCGACCAGTCGTGCTCGGGTCCCAGCCCGACATTGCGGTGCGGGTCGATCTTCTCGTGATACCAGCCGAGCGCGGCTCGTCCCGCTTCGGTCGTCGCCTCGTCGAACCAGATCGTCGTGAACAGTCGCCGCCCGGCTTCGACGCGCATTTTGGCGGCACCCTTTCCCTGGTTGGGGATGACCGTCACACTATATCCCGCGGCGCGGAACGCGCTTTCGAACGATACGTCGTAGACCGCATCGTGGCTAACGCCGTCATGCGGCAGGTAGATATCCGCCCGCGCTGGCGTATAGCCCTTCGAGTGCAGCCACTGGACATGCGTCGAAAGCGGCTGGCCGACCGCCTCGTAATAGTCTCGCGTCCTGATCTCGCGCCCGACGAACTGCGCCGGCCACATGGCGAATGCGTCGGCCTTGGCTCCCGTGCCGCCGAGGTCGCAGAAGATGCGCACCCGCATCAGCGGATCGAAGGCGACGCGGCCGATCCGCTTCTCGAGCTTCGCCTGCGCCAGCGCCTGCGCGTAGTAAGCGCCGGCCAGCACGGTGGCGTAGCCGCCCTCCCAGATATGGTCGTACTGGTCGGGCGTGTTCTTGAGGCAGTCCAGGCGTTCTTGTTCGAGCACGCCGGGAAACCACGGATTGTCGGACCAGTTGGCGCGCACGACGATGGCGTTGGAAGGGCGGCTCCCGCCCCGCAGCATCGCGTCGACAGCGTCGCTTTTCCTGACCGGGTTCCAGCTCCACCAGAGCTCCGAGGCGAGTGAAAGACGCCGGCTCTCCCATCGTATGGTGGGACGAATGAGGTTCACCGAGCGCGTCGAGATCGAATGCGCCTCCTCTCCCCAGAAGCGGTGAAACCCTTCGAACGATTTGATCGAATCGGCGGTGTGGTCCTGCAGGCCCTGGAAGACGATCAGCCCGTCGCCGGGCGTCTCGATCTTGTCACTGAATATGCGGAAACCCTCCGCCGCTCCCAGCCCGTGCGCGGCGAGCTTGCTCTCGATCAAATGCTTGGCGGAGTCGCGCAGGCTCTTCTGTATTTCGCGTCCGCAGATCGCTCGCAACCCTTCGCCGGCCTCGCCGGGAAAGCGGAGCGCTTCCTCGACCATCAGTTCGGCGAAGAAATGCGATTTGCCGGATCCGCGCCCGCCCCACGCGCCCTTGTCGCGCGCCGGTTCGATGAGCGGCTCGAAGACCGGCGCTGTCTCGATCCTCAATGCAGACAATGGCGCGCTCGCGGATGGTCGGCGATTGCAGGCGGTGGTGCGGGTCCGAAAGGCGTGAATGAACGCAGGGCCCGCGCCGCACCCGGCGTGTCGATCGGGTCGGCGCCCTTGCGCTCCGCCTTACTCTCTTGCCCGCACGATCACTCGCTCGATCCTGGTGACCGTCTCTTGGGTGCTGCTTGTCGAGTCGCCCAGCATGAGCTTCGACAGCACGCCGAAATAGGTCTTGGAATCCTCGTTCGCGATCCGGCGCAGATAGCCTTTGAGCCCGTCGGCGCCCGTACCGTCGAACCCGACTTCGCATGCCGCCGCGACGATCGCCTCCCTGAACGGTGCATCGCTCGCAGGCGCTGGAGGCAAGGCGTCCGGTGCCGCTTGAGGCGCGGCCGTGCCGGCATCCAATCGGACCTCGCTCGACACCGTCTCGATGGGCGGCAGTGGATTGCGCCCGACCTTGCGCCTTCCGCGCTTGCTGCCGTCGCTCGCTTGTCTGGGCTCGGTCATGGCGGCAAGTCTGCCTGTCTGAGGTAGCGCTTCGGAAGGCACCTGCGCGGGCCGGATCGAGCGGGAGCGGCAACCGCATCGCAGCCCGCCGGGCGCACCACGCCGCATGAACAGGAATATAGTCCTCTCTGCCGGAAAGGCAAATTCGCGCCGCGCAAGTTTTGTCCCAAGGCGTGGCGAGCGGCTTTCCTGGACGATGCCGACCCCCACGGCCGCGGCTATCTCGACAAGTGCGTCGACGCGGGGGCGCCTCCGATATCCGAGCTGAGCCTCTGTGCGAGGGAAGGCTTGCAGTGCGGCCGAGCCGTCAGCGATGCCTCGTTTCGCTTTCATCGAAGATGATCGAGAGGCCGCGCGTCGAGCACATCTCGACCAGCAGTCGCTCCAGCACACGCTTCGAGGGGGTGTGGTGAAGGCGTTCCTTCAGGATCGCCTTCGCGCCGACGATCGACACCGGCATGCTCCTGCCGTGACTGTCGAGATAGGACCCGATTTCGATCACCAGGTCGGGGTCGGTGCTTCGCGGCAATTGGCGCACGGCCACCTTGCTCCTTTATCGCCCATCAAAGAACGAGGCGGTTCAGCGGGCAATAGCGTTTGTTAATCCCGAGCCTTCCCGGATTCGTCGGCGTTCGCGAATTTCGGTCTTCGTGTCGCTTTCCCGGCCCCTCCGTTTGCCCCTTTGGCCGCCCGCTGCTTCCAAACCGCCACGCAAGCGCGGGCTGTGCACCGCGGTGAAAGCCCGCCTTGCCCTGACCGGTCGGTTTCGACCAGAGCCCTGCACCGCCTTCCGTACGTTCTCTCGCGGGCATTGGCAGCGCATCTTTGCAATGCGCCGAAACGTTGAGCTGTGCGTTAGGTCTGACATTCCGTCCGCACGAGGAACTCCTATGATCGACCAGAAATTGAGTGAAGTGGAAGAAATCAGGCTTCGCGCTGGCCTTGCCGAACTGCGCAATCTCGTGGCCGCGCTGCGGGGCGAGATCAACCAATTACGGGAAGAACGTGGTCTGCCTCCCATGGTGACCAGATCGCCTTCTGTGTTGGGTGGTCAGCTGGACTGA